TCTATTCCAAATCTTCTGTAGCATTGGGTACATGTCACTGTACCTTACCTTACCCGTGCGCATTTGTAGCATTAACCAACGTAGATTACGTATCTTATCAAACGATGACATTTCATCATATCTACGCAGTTGTCTTCTAGCACGTTGGTGGTCTGATGTCCAACCCTTGATTGTTCGCATCATTAATAAGAATAACTGATGATAATCATCTTCATCGACTCTACCACCTGACATATCACGCAATATTCGTTTGATTCTCAATTCAGGTATCTTCACATCGTATCGAGTCACTAACTTATCAGAGTACTGTTCTTGGTGCATCAACAAAGTAATAGCGTTGTACATATCGGGTTGTGTTGTTCTGAACCCTTTGAAGTCAGATTGGCGCATAATACTACGTGCGTATTTAACTGCACTTGCTCTATCTTCGTGCCATATAATATTAAGCGCGAAGAACATATTAACCAATAACAAACCTAAGTCATCTGCTTTAGTTCCATCGACAAGATTTAGATTCCTAAAAATCCTTGTTTCATTCAATTCATCAAAAAATTCAAACTTACTCATTAATACAGTCCGTGATATGGTTATGTACTATTTATACATTTTGAATACGGTGATTTTCCAATGTAGTTAACGCTATCATTTTCGATACTTTGGATGTTCCTTTATCTATTACCATTTCACCAAAAGTATCAAATTTTTTTAAATCCTTATTGGTAAAGACAATTACATCACTTTTGTTATTTAATATTTTTTTAAATAAATTAATATAATACCCATCTCTAATCTCAGAACCATCTATTACCAATGTCGTACTTAAATAAGATTCATTCATGAATCCATGTAATCCAGTGTTTATGGGATTTAATGCGTACCAAGTCTTACGCATTGCACACCATTTTGCTCCCAATTTCTTAGCATAATTCTTCTGTTCATATTTAACATTCAAAATAACTTCAGAATTGAATGGCATTGATTCATATTCGTACTTAATACTATACGAATTGTACACACACTCAATCCATATATCATACAATGGTATATGGAAATCACAGGTATGTTTCGATTTATCAGAATACGCCTTTTCATAAACGTATTCGAGACCCGATGGGTATAGTAATTTATTTACAAACTCCGCTTCGAACTTCGAACGATATGTAATACCATCATCGGCAATTGTTGGATTGCTGTAATTTTTACTTCTCTTAGCCGGTATTATTTCATCGGTGGATTCTGTCGATAATCTTTTACGCATTTGACTCAACTCATTATTGCGTTCTTCTTCTACAAGTTTTCTTACTTTTTTTGAGTGTTCCTGTTTATTTTTTTGATTTTCATGCTGTATTCGTATACTATCTTTTAAATTACTCAAGTATTCTTCCAACATCCATGGTAATTTGCCAAATTCCTTTCGATTTCGTATAATACACATCATCTCATTCTTAGAAAATCGTTGGAACACCCCCTGTGATATAAAGTATTTTAATTCCTTAATTTTCTTGGAGTCTGGATTTTGTTTCTTAGTTTTTTTTGCTTTTTTTCGTTGAGTGTACTTTACCTTTGCTAACTCTTCATATTTTGAATTCATATTTTTTTACTCATATTCTTTAAACCAATCTTGTGTCTCACTTCTATGTAAAAATTCTAATGTACGTGAACCTGTTTGACCAACACGCATCGGAACATTTCTTCCACGCATATTTTCCAATCTCCCTGCACTATCATACGCAGATTCACCATTTAACTTAACTTGATGGTCAGAACCATCAATATCCTTGAACCATTCTCCATTGAACTTAACCCATACTGTTTCGTCATTTGAAAGTACATAACGCACAGGAACAATCCTACCTGGTTGTAACATATCAGGTGGTAAGTAATCACCATAATCAACTATCTGTTTTTCTTCAGTCGGTTTCAGCAAACTCAACGTAGTTAGTTTAGTCATGTACTTTAAAGCAATACCTGTGTTGGATTGGTCGGTATTTGACAAATCCACTAATTGCTGTATTGCTTTATCGGATAAACTACTAGGAGTTGTATTCATTTCTGAATAAACTAATTGCTGTAGCAAATGTGTTAACGTGGTTTGGTTGTCGGGTTGCTTTAACTGTCCTATTTTACTATTCCAATTAGCGAGCCATTCCTTTGCTTTGCTTCTGATGCGTGAATCTCGGAATCCACGGGCAATAGCATCATTGATTCCCATTGCACTAAGTTGGGCACCAACTGAACTCAAATATGTGTCAGCATCTTCATGCAGAACTTCATTTACTTTCATTGATTTTTTTTAAACTACGTTGGAATTTACGACCATCTCTAGTTCGTATTGAATTTAAAAACTTACGAGTTAGGTTATCCGCTTCTTCTTCTGAGTACGCTTCATTAACAAGGTCTAAAAGACGACCTGCGCTCTCGATTAGGTTGTTTGCACGACTATTAATAACATGTATTTTGTCTCTTTCAATATGTAAATCTTCTAGTTCTTCTAGAATACTTCGTGTTCGGTTTTGCATGATGCAACCTATTAATGTTTAATGTATTTATCAGCCATTTATCTTTTTCATTAACTTTTTCATATCAGATGAATGAATTTCAGTATCGCCTGCCGCTATCTTGGGTACTGCAGAAGTGTCGATTGTAGATGGCGCTCCTAGTTTAATCTTACTCATAATCTCACTTGATTTGGCATTAGTGGAATCACTTGTCGTGCCATTGGAATTATCACTTGTAATACGTAATGTTTTCGTATCGAACAACAAATCGACACTTTGCCCAACACCTGCACTAGAACGAGTTTTCATCAATTGCAATTGGTATCTTCCCTGTTCGCGTAATGAAGCGGTAGTGTAAATAGCAAACACATTATCAGCAGTATTGATTTTGGAAATACCACCAGCAATGTGACTATGGTCAAACACAGATTCATCAACAGCAGTTCTATTCAACTGAGAAGCGGTTACCATTACAATATCCAATTCCTTTGCTAAGTTACGCAATTCCTCCGATGCGTACTTGTCCTTGATGTACTGGTCACTTGGGTTAACTGCCACACTCACAGGCATCAACAAATCTAGGTAGTCAATACACATACACTCAATCTTTATATTCTTTTGAACTTCAAGTTCTTTAACATATGACCTAATGTCATTGATTGTACTCTGTGCAGGTAGGTATTTAATACGCATAGTTCCTGCACTTCTAGATGCCATTCTGACCTTTAATGCAACCTCGTCTATTTCCTTGAATATGTTACTAGATGCAGTGTCTGTCATCATTGAGTCAATTCTCATACTTGATAACCCCTCACTTAATTCCAATGTGACAAATAAGCAATTTTTTCCTTCTCTAACCCAATTGACGATTAAATTCTGCATAAACAATGACTTACCCGAACCTGACCCACCTGCGAATATTTGTAGTTCGCCACGATTAAAGCCACCGTACAATTTTTTATCTAGAACTTCCCAACCCGTGCTAATCTGACCATTATTGTCCTTAATGGCAAGTAACCTCGCCTTTGGGTCTTCAAAATAATCAGTACCCATATCCTTCGTTAAACTAATTTGCACAGCATCTTTGATGAGTTTCTCAACAGGGTCAAAATCTCCCTTTTCGAGTAAGTCAGCACTTTCTAAAATAGCACGTTCTAACTCTTGTCGACGAGTGAACGTTTCGAATTCATCAAAGAACCATTCATAATGACCCTCGCTCATGTCAGTTGGTTCGATTAACTTAGTATTGGTTACTGCATTTATTTGGGCGAATGACGGCAACACACCATGTTCATCTGAATGCTCGACAATCATAGTGGCGGCATCATGCAATGATTCATCAAAGTTCTCTACATTGTAGATGTTTTGAACACGTAGGAAACTCTGAGGTTCATTTAACATCATTTCTAAAAAAAACTTCTGAACATCTCTATTGTAATCTTTCAATCTTCTTCCTTAATTTATTCTGCCTTGGTACAATTTGTGGCTTTATCCTAACAACGTTATTTACAATTTCCATCAATGTTCTAATCTTACCGTTTTTAATCACAGCATCATTAACATCCTTTACATCATCATCCCACGGTGGGAAACTCACGCTGAAACCATGTTTGATTGCATCATCTATCAATTTCAACCCTGGTTTATCATGGTCAGGAACAACAATAATCTTTTTATGTAATTGATTCAATTGCTGTGCTTGCATGTCACTAATTTTATTATGCATAACTGCGAATCCATCGATGCTTATGGCATCAAAAATCCCCTCGACAACTATAGCATATTCCCATTTATCACTCTGTAAATCCAACCCGAATATATAACCCTGTTGTTGTTCGTTTAGGTACTTGGGTTTATGATTATCTAAAAATCTAGAGGTGTGCCCAACATTCTTGCCATTATTGGTATATGGGATTATTATTCGATTTTTATTTCTGAACTTATCATCAGGAGTAATCATAAAGTTATATTGGTCGTACGATAACCCCCTGCCATACAAGTAGTCAACAAACTTTGTGTCATTTTTAGATATTAATCTAGCACCATCGGGTAATTTAACTTCATCAAATTCTACGTTAGTCACAGTTGCATCACTGCCTTCACTAATCATGTCAGGAATGCTCTTATACCGAAAGCTATCTAGTCGCAATTGATTGATATCACCAACACCGACGCCCAACCATGTAAGAAGTTTTTCTGCTTTAATACCAATAGGCTTACCCAATGTGAACCCTGTCTTAAAGTTGCAGTTGAAACAATGATATGACCAATCACAATCATTACTCATCAACAATCCACCCCTGCCACGTGTATCTGGTGACTCACCATTATGAGTGCAACAAACCGCATTAAACGAAATCCAACCACTCTCGGATTGCTTACGTTTGTGAGGCAAAAATGATAATATATCTAACATATCACATATTATATTGTACTACGTGAGATTGAGATATGACACTTTGTCCTAAAGGTACAAAACGGTCGAAATAAGGATAGGCTCTGAAACGTATACATGAGAGCCAAACATGTCATGCAAAGGTAATAAACAAACTTAACTTTAAAAAACCCTTTAATACTAATACAATATAGTTTGCACTTAGCGTTGTACTACAGCATTGCTTCGCTAACTTTAACAACTAATATGTTGTTGCGCTACTCTTTTCGGAGAACGTGGAGTGGTACGTCAGGTTCATCCAATTATACAACTTCGATAATATGCGACTTGTGGTCAATATATCTACACTTGGACAAAACCTATTAACAAGAATATAAAATCCTCACTAAGTCCCAATGCACACCTATGGGGGACAACCAAGATAATGAACGGATAATTCATTAACGATGCAATGACGAGTAATATACAGTTAATTTATATAATTGTCAACAGATTCAATCAATGAATTTGCAATTATTTTATGTCCCCTTTCATTTGGGTGACCGTGAGGTTTGAACACTTCCGTTTCAGATGAAAGTATTTTTCTACCATTGATATTATATAAAGTATCACAATCCATCGAAGTGGTTGCCAATGCGTTGAATTGGAAGATTGGAATGTCGTACCTAGCAGAAATACCATCGAATAACCGAACTGTAGTTTCGTAATTCATCTTATGTAATTCATCACAATCACTCATACTTAAATAGTGTTTATGTAGTTCGAACCATCCCCTGTTAACATTGGAACCCGCACTATCTAACCACTGTGCATGTAAATAATTGTTCCACGGTGGGTCATCCCCGCCTCTTTCATGATTTGGGTCGTACCAACTGATTCTACTTTCGTCTGTTAACCCAACTAATATAATTGATTGTTTGATGTAGTCGTCTGTATGATTATCTAACCACCACATAAGATTCCACTGCATTGATTGCATGCTTGAACCTGGAAATGACAAATTCTCTTGAATTAAGCCATAATGTGATGCCAAAACTCCAGTATAACAGTTAGACAAACGATATTGGTCATTCTGAGTGTAATAACTCTCCATTCCCTGTTTTTCTAAGTCGGGGTCAATTAATTCGTCACCAAACGCCCAACTACAACCAAACGATACAATGTTCTTTGTACTAATTGTTATCTCCTAAATTCATTTGATGCTGTGGTAATTATTTATTCTTGACAAGACTCTTAATCTTATTTTGGTTACCCATACCAAATGTACTTAGTTAGGTGGCATGTCTTTATAAATTGCACCACCAACATATAAGGTGGATGGCAAATTATAAACATCCATATTAATTGCACCATCAATAAACAACTTCCCACTTACGGTAAGATTGTCGGGCAATGACTGCATACATGTGTTGTGTAATCCCAAATCACCATTTATCGTTAGTCCATTTGGTAAGTTAGTAATCAGTGAATTACCAAGGCATAGACTCCCACTCAACGCGGTTAAAACTTCATTAGGTATGTGTGTTATGTTTGTGTTTTCCAGCCATAAGTCACCATTAACAATTAATGAGTCATTGACTGATTCCAATGGAGTGTCACAGATACATAAATTACCATTGACTAATAGATTGTCGGGCAATACAGTGACCTTTGTGTTATTAATCATTAAATCACCATTAACTGTTAGGTTATTTGGTAATTTCAAAAGGTTAGTATTCCAAAAATTTAAATCACCGCCAACATCAAAATCGACACCAAACCCACCAAGTATCAAGTCGAATGCTGTTTTAACAGACACTATTAGAACCCGTCTTTGTGTATTAAGTACTTGGCTTGGATATATGCTTTAACTAATCCAGAACGTACAATATCATCTACACCAAATTCATTTGTTACAAACCAATTAGGCATTGACTCGAGTACTTTAACAAATTTACATACGTCTTTGTCTTTGTCGCGTGTGAAATCTGTTTGCATGAAATCACCACAAAACATTGCTTTTGATTTCTTACCTAGTCTAGTTAATACTGAATCTGCTTCGTGTGATGTACAGTTTTGGAACTCGTCCATAATAACAATACAATTATCTAATGTAATGCCACGTACAAAAGAAGTAATCATAAACCGTATAACGCCGTGCTTAACTAAAATTTCATAAGCATCGTCTCTGCCAAACAATTCGGAACAAACTTTCTTATAAGGTAATTCGTACACTTGTTGCTTTTCGTTTATATCGCCTGGTAAAAATCCAATATCTCTTGTTGGTACTGCACTACGTACAATAACGATTTGATTTAAGTCTGTGCCACCTGATATTAGTTCGTCTAGTGCTTTGAACATACTAAGGAACGTTTTGCCTGTTCCTGGATAACCCATTAATAATTGACACTTACCACTGTCGTAATTATTAAAAAAATCTTCTTGTGCTTTTGTGATTGGTTCAATTTCTGCTAATTGTAAATGTAGTTTCGAAACAATACTTGCTCCGGTATTGGTCTTCTTCTTCTTTGCCATTTATATTCCTATTAATGATATATGTGATATGTATGTACTTATTTGGTACGGCTAAGGTGCTACTATTACTGGTGGTAATATATCTATTACACCTTGCGTTCCTGCGTTTTCGTCTACATATGCCAATTCAGTTAATGAATTGAATGTGCGTTCGATACTGTAGTTTGCGCGCTGTGATTCAATTGCTGTTAAATCAGATGCAGTTAATGTTATTGATGCTTTTCCCTTTGATGGCACAACAATCGTTAATACCTTGCTCATTAGGGTCACATTCTCACTAATTAACTTAAATGTTAGTGTCGTGTTTTCTAAATTGATAGGTTTTTGGTCTTGATTAAGGAATTGGAACTCTAGAACAGTGTCCACTCCTTTAACTACTTTTAGTATTTTTGAGTACACGTAATTAGTCCTCGGTAAATTAATGGTGGAAGTTATATCAGGGTCAAAGAATGTTCCTATGTGGCGCTGATTGTATAAATAAATTTTAGTTGAATACATCCAAATATTTATGGAAAATGAGTTATTTCTTAAAATAGCAGAAAAATATCCTTTCTTATCAATAGTGCAATATGCAAATACAGAGCATATTGGTATTATCATGAACCAAGACAAGTTATTGACTACTATGTATAATTTTAGTGACATTAACACTATCGAATCTAAACAATTGTTCTTGGAATTAGGGGAGACATGGTGGTGGGAATCCAACAGAAGTATCCCAATTAACCTATTTCTTAAAGAAGAATGGGCAGTGTTTTCTAGTTGTAAAATGGT